TAAAATGTCTAATGTATTTAGAGAAACTCAATATGTTCTAGATGACGTCTTTGTGCGCTTCTGGAACTCACTTTCCTTTGCAAGAACTGCAAACAGAAACCTTGAAGCTGATTTCAAAAATCTAAGATTTGCAACAGGTCAAACCATAGATTATCGTTTGGAAGAACGCTATTTAGCCGGTGAGGGTGCATCCGCAACTTCTGAGGCAAGAGTTCAAATCATCCGACCTTTATCTATCACAAAGCAATTTAGAACCATGATTGAATACACTGGGTTCGAGTTGACATTTGATAGGGCGCGCGATGAACCATACCTTGAAATGGCTAATGCACCACGTGCTAAGCGTCTTGCCAACTTAGTTGAAAACTTCATAGCCGATAGTTTTCAAACTCAAGTGTATAACTCAGTCGGTACGCCGGGTGTTCCTGTAGACTTCAACACGATTCTAAGTGCTGATGCGTTGATGACGCAGCTTGCAATTCCAGAAGATGGTAAGCGTTTTGCAGGGGTTGGCCCACGGATTGCGGCTAATCTTTCCAATGACTTATTTAATACATTCAATGACACCGTAAATACAGGGGCATTGATTGATGGTTTTGTCGGTCATTTATCGGGTTTTGACTTCTTTAAAACTAACTTTTTACACAGGCAAATCGCGGGCGCAGGACAATTAGGCGGATCGCCTCCTGCGGGATTCTTGTTAGCCGGTACTGTAACAAACGGGCCAATTTCAGGGGGTAATACCATTTCCGTAACAGGTTTAGGTCAAGCTCCGGGTACTGTTGTGTTTAATGTAGGCGATATTATACAAATTGATGTGGCATCCGGTGTTTATGCGATTAACCCGTTAACGTACGAACCTATTTATGAAGCTCCCGCTCAATTCGTGGTTACCGCGCAAGTTATTTCTGCAAACGGTAATACTGCGGATATCCCTGTGAATCCTACCATTGTAGTTGGCCCTGATGCGCGTGCAAACATTTCTTTAGCCATTCCACAAGGTGCGACTGTATTGCTGTATGCCGATCACAATGTCTCGTTGGCCTATCATACCCAGGCCGTAGTATTTGCAGCACCCCCTATTAAAGAATTACGTGGTGGAGTTGAGGCGGTTACCCGTTACAGTGATTTGTATAAGTTAGCAATGACTTATTCATTGGGTGCGGATATCAGGAACTATGAACAGTTAGACCGTATTGACGTTATTTGCGGTGTGGCCATTAATCCTGAGTTTGCTGTGATGATTATGAGTTAATCAACATAAAATCACACTGACTTTTTTTAGTTGGTGTGAATTTTACTCTTTACAAGGAAAGGTGATTTATGGAAGGGATTCCAGCTAATTACTTAGGGCGCATCGTTTCAAAGCTAAACTTTCGCGCCTTTATTTATGCTCAAGATGGGTCACAAAAACTTGTGAACTCATGGGATGAGTTTGAGCAACACATGGAGACCGGATTATGGTTTGCATGCAAGGAAGACATTATTAAAAAAGAGGAAACTATTGAGGAAACTCAAGTTTCCCAAAAAAAGAATAAAAAAGTGTCTAAAGAAGTAAAGGATGATTTCTTGCCAGGGGATTGATTATGACACCAATGACTGTGCGTGAATTTGTCTTTCAAATGTATCGGCTCATTAACGCGTCAAATCCTACAATACCATTGCATGGCGATGATGAATCGCTTGCCATACGGGTTTTAAATCAACTTTTAAACTCCTATGCCAGTTCGGGTTTAATGACTACCATTGCGCAAACTGTATCGGTTAATATCAATACACCTATTAGTCAGATATTTTTCACCGATCCTGATTATTCAACGATAACAACCCATAAAGAGATTGTCACCTTAGCAACAGGATCGCCATCATTTACCGTAGCCGATGGCACGATTTATTTTATCGGTGATTTAGTGACGGGTGCGGGCATTCCGGCTCTATCAACCATCATTTCTATCGTGGGTAATATTGTCACGATATCGAATAACGCAACGATTAGCTTGCCCTCTATGTTAACGTTTAGCCATGATGCGGCCGATCCAGCCGTTGCTTATATCAAGCTAGGACGATTAGCAAACTTAGATAGCGCCTGGTTATTGTTAAATGGCGTGACCTACCCATTAATTGATAAATCACGCGATGAATTTTTAGCGGCTTGGAAGTATGAGCCTTTAATTGGATTACCACGATTTATTATTACATTCCCTCAAACAGTGTATGTCTCTGCTCAATTGTATCCTGCGCCTAGTCAATTCTTTACCTTTTTTTGCCGAGGTAAATTTAAATTGCCGCCCTTAACGGCAAATAGTGACTTATCGGGCATACCCGATTATTACATTCTTTATTTTCTGTATGCGGTAGCTAAATATGTATCACAGTTTAAATCTCGAGGCAGTGCATGGACTCCTGATTTGGAAGCCACCTATCGTGAACTTAAAGATAACATGGAAGGAGCATCGGAGGTTAATTTAGCTATTGCAGGCGATGAGCAATCACTACTTAATGGATCCTTTAGGGTTCGGGCGGGTATCTAATGCCCTCACAAGTTAATGGCGCAACGATAGAGCAACTTCCCATATTTTGTCATTTTGACAGGCAGAGGTTTATTCAATTCGGATCGCAAGATGCGGCCAACTGGTACAAAATATCCGTAGAAACGGGCAAGGAAAAGCAGGCCCTATACCCAACCATGGGACGTGCGCATGTTAATTTCTTTAATCAAAACCGGTTAATCTTTAATGCAGAGCCTACTCAAATATTTAAATCCATTAATTTTCTTTATGTGGTTGATGGTACTCAAGTAATACAGTTTGACCGATTTTATAATCGAAAAACATTGCCTATTAGCGTGACATTAGGGGAGGCTATTTGGGCGGATACCTTGGCCGTTGATACCCATGTTTATACTATGATGACCGATGGTCATAGTATTTTTTTAATTACTGAAACGGGATCTAGCGTAACCGCCCAAAAAGTTACAGATGGCAACCAACCCGTTAATCCACGTTATGTTGCAGCCTTTGGCAATCGTTTTGTCGTAAGCACTGATTTAACCCCGAATTTTGCCCTATCAACCATTGATGTATCGGGTGGGGCAGCGGCTTGCTTTACAATTAATGGTGCGCCCTTATTTAATCGCGCATCGGGTGTTATCGGCCAATTTGCCGTGTTACAGAATCAACTTTATATTCTATGCGATTTTACAACCGATGTATGGGCAAATATTGTCTCATCCACCACATTAAGCACGGGCGTAGTTTTATCATTTCCCTGGAAGCAAAATTCATCCTATAACTTTGATTTTGGAATAGCCGATCCGAATTCACTCAATGTTGATTTTGGGATGATGGTATGGCTAGGTAAAAATTCATCCGGTTTAGTCACTTTTATGATGTCCGATGGCCAGGTTCCTAAGCCTATATCATCCCAGGCGGTTAATGTATTGCTTCAAGACTCAACTCATGCCTCTGCGATGTCACCCTTTTTATTTGATGAGGTGGATGGGTTTTTATATCAATATGAGAATACTATTTTTTATAGGGCGAATGCAGGAACCTTTGTGGGTCTTGGTGAGCTTGATATTGAAGATACGGCCAACTCAATTGAATATAATTTTGCAACCCAGACATGGGGGCGATGCATTGAATTGGATGGGGATAGGAATCGGATACAAAAGCATGTTTATTTTAATAATACCCATTTAGTGACGGTTCAAGGCGATCCCGTGATGTATGAAATGGCGGGTAATATTTATTACAATGAATTAATTAATCCTAATCAGCCTGACAGACAAGCAGCCGATGCATTTTTGAAGTATCCTATGAGATATGAGTTAACGACCCAGCAAATCTTTTTAGAAGACTATGCGGAGTTTATGGATGAGTACGTTGAAATTGACTTTGTATTTGGCGATCAAACGTTTTATAAGAACAATGCGCCGTTTGATAATACCGTTTTTATTGTGGGTGAATCCAGTACTCCAACAGTTCCTGTTTACGTGGTCGAAGAGGACGGATCTACATTCGTTATTCAAGA